TTCTTTGACCCCCAACGACATCATACGGATATTCCGGCGGTAGATATAACTTGAATACTCTAGCTAAAATTTTAAATTCATTTTTTAAAGCTGAGTAAATTCTTTTATGAATAGCAGACATAGTTCTGCTACCTCTTTCTAATAATGCAACGGTTGTTCCAACTGCAGCTTGTTGATTACCATCACCAACTTGTAGATCTGCAATAGATGCAAATCGTTGACCTGCTTGAACGACTATACCCATCAAACTTAATAATGTTTGAGAAGGCTCTTTAAACGGAAGCATCATAAATGAATCTCTTAAATTTCCACCAGGTGCATCAACATCTCTAAACTCTCCCGGTTGAATTGATTGTGCATCATCTCTAATTCGAATACCACGCATTTTAAATCCTGCTGGTAAATTCGATAATGTACCTGCATCCAATAATTGTCTTAATGCAGTAGTTGCAGTTCTTGATAATCCACCAATCATGTGAATTAAACCAAAACCATAAAAACCTAAACCCGGTAAAAATTTGAAATGAACAAAATATTGTACTTTAGTTTTTTTAGCATCCCCTATTTCATAGTTTCTTCTAATGGATAAAATCTCATGTGATCCTTCTACTAACGTTACAATGTATGGAATCTTAATTCCTGACGGCTCACCAGTCTGTTGGTTTACATCTTCAAAACCCTCTAAATCTAAATCAACATGACACTCTAATAAAGTAAATACATCTTCATCTTTTCCAGTTTTTGTTACTCCTTCAAGTTCTCTTTCTTTTTTCTCAACATCTGTTTCTTTGTCTTGAGGTTTTCCAATATCTACATCTTTATAAAAACCGGCAACTTGTTGTTTTCTTAAATCGTTTTCAGAAATTTTTACACGATGAATAATTGCTTCCGCATCATCTAATGAGGTAGCTGTGTACGGAACAATTAAATCATCTGCAGGTACAAACTTTGATACAGCCCTTTGTTCCATATCATCGTAGTATACCTTTTTAAAAGCAGAACCCGCTAAAGGTAGATTGAACAACATTTGATCAAACTCCGGTTCATACTCTTTCATTTTTTCCATGATCTCGTAGTTCATGAAATCTTTAACTCTATTTGCTTGGTCTGTTTTTTCTGGAGTAGGTACTCCTAAAATTTGTGTTCGAACGGGTCCATCAGCAGGTAATAATTCTTTATATGCTAAAGCTTGAAACTGTGTAACTGCTTCTGCTAAAACTGGATGTGTTGCACCACTTGCACCTGCAAATGGTTCAGTTCTATTATCATATTTAAAACCTAATAAATCTAAACCTTGTGTATAAGTTCTTTCCCAATCTTTTCTTGATGCAGAGTAATCCATGTACTTAGAATTTAAATCTGATGCAAGAGTTCCTAAAACTTCATCAGGTAAAAAATCTGCTAAGTTTGCATAATGCTCATCACCACCTTCAGGACTTGCTGCTGCAGGATCTAAATTAATATCAACAGAGCCGTCTTCGTTCTCTTGAACTTCAACATCATCTGGAGACTCTTGAGCTTCTTGAACTTCTTCTACAATCTGTTCTTGAATTTCTTCTTCACCAGGTACTTCAAATTCTTTTCTTGGCTCGTTTGGAAGAGCCTTGTCTATATTGTCTTCTGCCATTTATTTTCTCCGTATGTGTTACTTCTTTAACAGTATTATACAAAATATTCAAGCCCTGACTCTGGGGCCCGGATGCCGGAGGCACTGTTGTAGTAAGTCTTTTAACCATTAATCCTTATTAAATCGTTTATATAACTCTTGTCCAGGTCCTAATGAAAATTCTTTATAAGTCATTCGATCGTCATAACCACCTTTACCACTGAAAAAATAATCTCTCATCCATCTTTCAGATTTTGGCATTGTACCTTCAGAATTTTTTTCTCTCGACTGACTTGCCAATTCTCTCATTGCTTGTTTGAAAGCTGTTCCAAAATCAACGTTTTCAATATCCATGATCTCTTCAATCTTTTCTTTAAGAGCCATTGTATCCGGGTCCATGGAACCTTGATCAAATCCTATTCTGCCACCTTGTGCCATTTTAGGAAAATACTTTTCTGCAAAAGAATCTATATCCATACCAGTTCCTTCTTGACCACCAGCTTCAATATACATCTTTGTGACCATTGCATTATATTTAGTGTCACCACCTTTTAGAAAACCAATTCGTCCACCATTCGCTTTCATTTGTGGAAGTGTTTTACCTTTATTTTCTTTTGCAAATTCTTTTAAATAATATGCTCTTTCTTTTATGAAATCTTTTGCTTCATCACTACTCATGACTCCAGCGTTTTCTATTTTATCTACAGATCTTTTTAAAAATTCATTCATCTCACCTTTATCAAATCCACCAAGATAACCTTTAATATATTTATCAGCGTCCTGTTTGAAATCTTCTTTTGAATATGGTTTTGGTTTTGGAACGTTTGGCATTACAGTACTCCTGCAATACCGCCTTTAGCTTTTTTTTCTGCTTCTTTTTTTCTCTTCTCAATTAGTTTTCTAATTGCTTCAATATCTAAATCTATTTTCTTATCATCTTTTTTAATTGGGTATTTAGTTTTTTGAATATCTCTTTGCATTGCTGCTTCTGCTTTATCTGTTTCTAATCTAGCTGTAACTGGATCTGGATATTTTTTTGGAATTACATCTTCATATAGACCATATTCTTTTGCACCATCACCATATTGCATTCGGCCACCATACATTGCCATTTGTCTATTTTTATCTTCCATCTTCATCTTTTTTCTAGATAGATAATCGTTAATATATTCATCAATAGTTGTACTTGGATCTAATTCACCACTTTGCATTCTATCATTAAATTCTCTAATGACAGACATTAGTTCTAATTCAAATTCTTCTGGGCCTGTTTCTGATGCTAATTTAATTGATGGCGCACCTCTTTTTAAAGAGTTAATACCACCCATATCTTCATATTCTTCAGGATCTGCTTGAAGGATATCTTCCTCGGTTTCACCAAGTTCGATTGCCTTCATCATATCTTTTAATCTTTGATCGTCTTCTCTTGCCATAATGTCTAATAATACACTTTTGGTTTCTGTTGTAAAGGCTCATCTTCATAATCTTCTGGATGTTCAATTAAACCGCCTTGTCTAAATCTCATTACTGCCTGAGTCATGGAATCGACTAAATCATCATGATCTCCATATGGAAATGCAGCACATTCTTCAATAACTTCTTGTGCAAATTCCATATCGGTTGGTGCATATATTCTACCAGATTCAAATAACGGTGAAACAGAATTAACTCTAGTATGTTTATCATTACCACGGGACGGTGTAAAATTAATTACTGGGATTCCAGCTTTTCTAAGTTCATAAGTAAGTGGTAGTCCTGATGCTTTTGATTCAACGATTACGGTTTCCGGATTCCAGTAGCCATATTGTTCTAATGCAATCCTACGTAATTCAGGAAACTCATATCTTCCTTTTACAGCATCAACTAATATTAAACAGGGACCACTATCTTCTGTTGGATGAAATACACCCCAAGTGGTAATAGCAGAATAATCGGCAGTTTCTTTTTTCATAAATGCTGTATCATAAGATTGTATAACATGTTGTAATGGAGGAATTTCACCTTCCCAATTTTGCCACCATTCTCTTTTAATCAATGCACCTTCTTCACCGGTTGGGTTTTGCATGTACTGTGCATTCCATTTTGAAAGAGGAATAGAAGCTCTAACTGATTCAAGGTCTTTTAGATTCCAATATTCAGGCCACAGGGGTTTACCTGATGGCATGATAGCAGGGAATTGAATAACTTCCCATTGATCTGCTTTAGGTTCTTTTTGTGCTTTGATTAATCTTCCAGCAAGATCTTTTTCATTCCATCTTGTCATTACAATAATAATTGTTCCACCAGGTTGAAGACGTTGTCTAGGTCCTGATGTATACCATTCATAAGTTCGATCTAAAGCTTGTGCGTTCATTGCATCTTGTTCAGTATGTGGGTCATCAATAATTAATAAATCTGCACCCCGTCCAGTAATTGCAGATCCAACACCGGCAGCATAATATTCACCACCTTGTTGTGTTTCCCATTTACCAGCAGCTTGTGAATCTTCTTTGAGTCTTGTTTGAAATACTTCTTTGTACTCTGGTGAATCCATAAGTTGTTTTGCTTTACGACCAAATCGTACTGATAATTCAGTTGTGTTAGTAGATTGAATAATTTTTAATTTTGGATTTCTACCTACCATCCATGCAGGTAAAAGATAACTAGCAAACTCAGACTTAGTATGTCTAGGTGCCATATTGATAATAACACGTTTTGTTTTACCTTGAGCTATTTGATTAAATTTTTCTGCAACTTCTTTATGATGTTTACCTTCTACAAAATCTGGCCATACATGTTTAACAAAAGCCATGAAGTCATTTTTAATATCTTTTTGTTTTTTCTTTTCTTTCCATTTAGCCATGTAAAGAGCTAATTGCCTTTTTACATCAGGCGGTAACTTATCAAATTTTTTTAATTTCTCTATATCCATAAGTGCATTCGAAAAAAATTTTCGCAAAATTTTTTCAGATATGTTTTCAAATAAGCAAAAGTATTTTAGGCTTACTTATTTATAAAAGCTTATATTATATAGACTATATAGAGACTCCTTAATTTTACAAGTGTATTTAACTAACAAGAAAGTTCAAATTCTATGAACGGTTTGGTACCTCTATCGAGACGAGCGAGCGAAGCGAGCGAGTCGAGCGCTAGCAAGCAACGAGCTGCGACATTCTGTCGCATGAAACATTTTTTATTTTTAAATAAAAGAAAAAGTGACAAGCTCTTATTAGTTGGGGGGGGG